CGCTGCATGCATAATGAGTCGAACACCGACGTTAAGTCCGTCTACCACGTGATCATCAAGATGAACGTTTTGCAGGAACGTCACCTCTCCAACCTCGTATGACGACTTCTCGACAGAGAGCGTCATCCCAATCTCGTCTGACAGTATGCCTGAGAGGTCAGCCAAGCTGGGGTCTCCGGTGAAGGAGACCACAGCGTCATCGCCTTGAAAATATGCCGCAGAGATTGAGCACTTTAAGCGCCTAGCGGCATAGGCCATAACCCAAGCATTCGCGTGACTGTCATTCATGTTCGTCATCACCGAACCTGAAGGCATCCCGCACGTTCGATCGGATCCCTCTAATACCTCATAGGAATTAGAGTCGCCCGACAACGGTACGATGATGCCGCTTCGCTTGACAACTTCTTCGCAGAAGTCGATCAAGGGAGCAGCCTCCGGTTTAAACCACTCACGGTAGATCGCGTAGACCTTGGTGAACACCTCGAACGGTATTGACTGATCAAACCTCGAGAAGTCCACTGAAAGTATCCTTTTCCCGTGACTTAGCAGACGCGTCATCTCCACATCGACCGCTTGAGCCGAAACCCAAGCAGAAAACTCCGGTTGGAGTCTGAGCTGGTCGAATAGGGGCTTCTGGATGGTTTTCTCCAGATTGGCCAACGCGCGTGGCATCATGTAGATGAATCTCGTCTTCGCACACCCCAGAGGGTTTAGCTCTGAGTGCGGTGGCCTGAGTGGCTGACCGCGATAGCCCGGCAGAGCCGGCAGCGCTGCGATCCATGCTGGGTCGCAGCCGCCATTCCAGATGTCTCTAGAAATGGAGAGTACCTGCTCAAAGTACTTGCTGGTGTCCGAAGATACAACCGGAAACCCGAGACCGGATTTGTGAAACTGCATCGCCGCTTCATCCAAGTCAAGCGGACTCAGCCTGCCAAAGCGATGCTTCTGATACAGACCTGACACGTACTGATTGGCATACTCCACCGCCTTGAGGTCATCAAGGC